CTTCGGCGGTGAAGCTAATTATTGTTGGGTAAAACGCGGGACTGTTAGCGTGCCTGAATTAGTCCACTACGGTTATACCGGTTCAACAGATGGCAGCTATAGTAAGGCCGATAGGGCTCAAATGCGAGAGGTCATGCGGCAAGTGAAGGCAGATCTAGGATTAACAGGTGTACGAGGGACTAGGGAATCGTGGGGCGATACTGAGGTATTCAAGCCTTACCGAAGAAACACAATCTTGTGTGTAGAGTTTGAGGAGTCTTGATTATGATACGTCTAATGATATATGATGCAATAGGCTGGGCCGCTATAGTTGCCCTAAGCTTATCTGTGTTGTTCTTGTGATATTACATAAGGCCAAGAGTTGCTTAGGTTGACCCTTGGCCTTATGTGCATCTATAAACAGAATCATTGGTTTAGTGTGTGTTTTTGTGGGGTATAACTTTGGGAAATACTTGGTGAGAGAGTTTGGACTAATGTGCTGGGGGGTCTGCGAATCACCTATCCATTGTCAAGGAAAAACTTTTGTCTTTCACAAGTATTCTAATGATACGTGACACTTAGGACACACTCTTAATGTAAAGGATTAAGTGACAATTATGCAACACTAGGGATACTTAACCAAATGGTTGACCTTTTGGGATTAACTTTTGGGGCCCCTCAGGATTCTGGGGGTCTAATCGAGGGGGGTGGGGTTACGACCTCAGAATCCAAAACAAAAGAAATACTTTGGGGTGTTGCTTATTTGCCACTATGTTAGACAAAAGGAAATACTTTGGTACATAACCACAGAAAAACAAGAGGACTATAGTGTTATTTATGTCACACTCTAATAAATATCTGCTACATAGTGTCGCACTTCATAAGTTTTTATTTCCTTATGGACTAAATGTGTGAGTATATATATATGAAGGGGATAAGGGGATACTTAAGTTATACATAAGTTCAACCTAAGAAATTATTCTTAACTAATTATTATTATAATATAACTAAACTTAGGATAACTTAAGTTATACATAAGTAGACCTCAAGCGACCCCTAGTATATAAACTTATTATTATTTTTATTTGTGGTAAATATTATTTTACGGCAAACTTAAGATTCTCCTTCTACATGGAGGGGCCCTGAGCCAGAGAGACTTTTTGTGGTTCTCCTGAGTTGCGGGGTAACTATTAGTAAAGTACCTTACCCTAAAACTTAAAAGGGCTTAAACATGCCGAAAAAACTAATCAAAAATGAGAATATCGCCCGTAAAGTTCGTAATGGTATCAAAGGGGGCGTATCAGTTATTCAAGTGTTTAAGTCTTGTCGTAATATGGCGAATGCCCCTCAGTCCCTTACCACCTTCTATAAGTTGTATGGTGAGGATATGGACTCGGTTAGGTTCGATATAGATCGTCAGGTAGGTGACAAGGTTATCTCTCAAGCTTTAGAAGGGGACTTCAAGTCTCAGGAGTTGTACCTAAGGTCTCGTGCTGGTTGGTCGCCTAGCTCTCATGTACAAGAGCAAGAGGTAGGCACTGAAGAAGAAGAGAACGAGAGTGCTGTCAAGTCCTTCCTAGCTGCTCTAGGTAAGGATACTGATGCAGAGGAATAGCCCGATATGATAACTGCCCAAACCTTAAGAAATATGCCTATTGACGAAGTTCAAGAAGCTCTTTCTAAGATGTCTAAGAAGCAGGTTGAGGTTTTACAAAAAGAGTATAAGTTCTGGGCTAGACCTAATCAGATTGAACCTGAGGGCAATCACAACGTATGGTTCCTTAACTGTGGCCGAGGCTTTGGTAAGACTTGGACTGGCGCTCAGTGGGTACGAGAGAAGGTTAAGGAAGGACATAGGCGAATAGCTTGTGTTTCTGCCACTAACTCTGATATCGAAAAGGTTATGGTACACGGGGAGAGTGGCCTATTATCTATCTGCTGTAAGTACGACAAGACTTACAAAGGCAAGGAAATGGGTTTTCCTAATTGGTCCCCCACTAAACGTAATCTTACTTGGCAGAATGGGGCTAAGGTAGAGTTCTTTTCGGCAGAGGAGCCTGAACGTCTACGTGGACCTCAGTTCTCAGCGGCTTGGTGTGACGAGTTAGCTGCATGGAAAAAAGACGAAGATACTTGGAGTATGCTTCAGTTTGGCCTACGATTAGGTAAACACCCTAAAGTTTGTGTCACAACCACACCAAAATCTACAAAATTAGTAAGAAAATTACTAAAAGATCCTAAAACTGTAGTAACTACAGGTTCTACATTTGATAACTCTGTAAACCTAGCAGAAACCTTCCTTGAATCTATAAAAGAACAATTTGAAGGAACTAGGTTAGGCCGTCAGGAACTCTATGCCGAAGTGCTAGAGGAGAATGAGGGCGCACTCTGGACTACAGACACTATTGATAGTTGTCAGATAGACAGAGACAAGATTCCAGACCTTACCCGTATTATAGTATCTCTTGACCCCGCCGTTACATCTAATGCCGAGTCTGATATGACTGGTATTGTTGTAGCTGGCGTAGATGTCAATGGTAAGGCATACATCCTCGGAGATTATACTGACAGACTATCGCCCCAAGGTTGGGCTTCTAAAGCTATTGAACTCTATTACTCGTATGAAGCTGATAGGATTGTAGCTGAAGTCAACCAAGGGGGCGATATGGTAAAGCATACAATCCACGGAGAGGACGAGAGCGTACCTCTGAAGATGGTAAGGGCCTCTAGGGGTAAGTATGCCCGAGCAGAGCCTGTAGCGGCCCTGTACGAGCGTGGTTTAGTGTACCACGTAAGGAACCCTGATGACGGTGACGCTAACCTTAATGAACTAGAAACTCAGATGAGAACTTGGGAGCCATTAGGTTCTATAGGTTCTCCTGATAGGCTTGATGCTATGGTTTGGGCACTAACGGACCTTATGCTTAACGGTTATCAAAAACCTCAACTTAAACTCGTGTATAGTAGCAATAAAGGACTGAGTTAATGACTAAGAGCCTGTCAAAAACAGAATCTATGAAAATTCTAGGTGTGGCAGGCCAAAATGTCCACAACGGTAACTTCCGGGCTGATGAGTTCTTACGAGATCTTAAAGGACGAGCTGCTGTTAAGAAGTACCGTGAGATGAGGGACAATGATAGCACTATTGGTGCTGTTATGTTTTCTGTAGAGCAGATGCTACGGGATGTTGAGATTAACGTCAAACCTGCTGATGACAGCGATGAAGCTAAGAAAGAGCAAGAGTTTGTTGAGAGTGTCTTAGATGACATGGAACATTCTCTTGATGACCACATAGCAGAAGCCCTCAGTTTTCTATCTTACGGGTTCGCATGGTTTGAGGTCGTATACAAAAGACGACAAGGTTCAAACAAGGACCTTAAGAAAAAGTCTAAGTATAAGGATGACCGCATAGGTATACGCAAACTTGCCTGCCGTTCCCCTTGGACTATTGATAGGTTTGATGTAGAACATAAGACTGGTGATATTCTAGGTATCTATCAGAATACAGGTTTTGCTACAGGTGAACACTACATACCTAGTCGTAAATCTATTTACTACAGAACGACAACTATTAACGGAGACCCTTCAGGAAGGTCTATACTCCGTAATGCCTACACCAGCTACGAGTACCTTAACAATATGCAGTCAATCGAGGCTGTGGGTGTTGAGCGGGAACTAGCCGGTATTCCAGTTGCTCGTGTACCTGCCGAGTACCTTTCCCCAGATGCTACAAATAGTCAAACAACCTTTCGTAATGAGCTTGAGACTATCCTAAGAGATGTCAAGTTCAATGAGCAAGGTTTTATCATTCTTCCTAGCGATACCTACCCTGATAAGGATGGTTCCCCTACGAATGAGCGTCTGGTAGATGTAGAGCTTATGTCCTCTAGTGGCACCCGTAACATCGACATTGACCCAATCATCAACCGTTACCAGTCTTGTATAGCCCGTAGTGTTCTATCGTCTGTGATCTTCTTTGGTAGCAAAGAGGGAGGGTCATACGCGATGTCTAAAAGCACAACAGACCTTTTCTTACGAGGTTTAGAGAGTTTCATAACTCAAATAGTTGACGTTCTCAACAAGCAACTTGTCGAGCCTTTATGGGAACTAAACAACCTAGACCCTGACCTAATGCCTAAGCTGGTTGCTGGTGACGTTGCTCCCCATGACCTTAAAGAGCTTGGTTCTTATCTTCGCAATCTCAATGGAGCCAATATCAACTTGGCTGACCAACCTGAGATTGTTGACGCTCTCCTACACAATGCAGAACTTCCTAAGCTAGATCGTAAGAAATACGAAGAGTCTAGGGTCGAAGCGAAAGAAGCAGCCAAACCCGTTGTAGCACCATTACCTAAAGGCCCTACCGCTCAAGAGGAAGCTGACTTAGAGCTTACCAAAGCTGCCTTAGAGGTATTAAAGAATGAAGCCGGTTGAACTCGCCCTATTAAAAACCCTAGTCAATAACATCCCTAAGCCTAAGGATGGCCTAGACGGTAAAGACGGTGTTGATGGCTCACAAGGTCCACAAGGGGAGCAGGGTGAGGTAGGTAAACAGGGTTCTCCGGGTATAAACGGCAAAGACGGCAAAGACGGTCGTGATGGCCTAGACGGTATTGACGGTAAAGATGGTCGTGATGGTTTAGATGGCACAGACGGAAAAGACGGATCGGACGGCAAACAAGGGCCTGCTGGACCTAAAGGAGAGGACGGCAAGGATGGCCTAGACGGTAAAGACGGAAAAGATGGTCGTGGTATCAAGTCAGTAAAAGTCAACGACAAGAACATGCTCGTAATCACATATGATGATGGCGAGATGGCTATTGCAGGTAAAGTGTCAGTAACCCGTGAGTCTACCACTATAGGCGGAGGCTTACCTATAGGTAGCTTTGGTATAACTGGAACTAAGACCAACGAAAATGGCGAACTAATAATCCTCGGTACTTGGGGCAAAGAGTTCAACACAGGGTTTACCTCTGGTGGTGGCGTAACTCTGAGGAACCCTACATTTACTTATACCTCAGGTGCTCTAACCTCTGTAGCCTACACTGGCGGCCACACTAAAGTTCTAGCTTATAATGGCGATGGGACACTTAACACTGTAGTCACCACAATCAATGGTCAGGCTACAACCAAAACGTTAGCTTATAATCTGGATGGCTCTCTTGCCTCCGTTACAGAATCTTAGCAGGGTTAATAAATGGCAATTATCACCAATCAAAACGACCTAAACCAAGGCACAGAAATCACTATTGATGCGTCAGCTAAGACTATTGCACTAACTGTAGCTGGCAACCTGTCCAACGATGGTGTATCTGGTGAGGCTCTATATTCCTTCCTCAAGGAAGAATGGAAAAACGACGCGTCATTGATCTCTTACGACTTTCCTATGGTGTCTATTACGCCGGAACAGTTCGAATTCATTGAGGATTGGGTGCCTGCTAACGATACCACACGTAACCTAATTCGTTTTGCTGGTTGGCGTGAGATCAATGCTTCGGGTGTACTAGAACGAGAGTACATGGGTATTGTATCCCTTGGCAACATTGACAGCTCTGATACAGCCTATTACGCCTTCTCAAGTGATACATCTAAGACAGACTTCGACTTCACTGGTGTTATCAACCAAGCTATCCAGACTTTTGGAGACTCAAGCAACGGTAACTTTGATAAGAGGTCTGATACCCTCACGGTGTACATCAGGTCACAAGGTAAGACTTACGGCTCTGCTACATCGACAAGTATCGGTCTGACTGCCCTAAACTATATTGCTAACCGTTTCCCTCTTGCGGAAGCTGCTGACAGTAAGATCACAGCCTCAGATTCAACTATTGCAAGTGATGCTCCCTACACTGGGATGAGCATTACTTATGGCGCAACCACTAGGACGATTGGCGGTGTATCCTACAACTTTAATGTTATAGTAGACGGTAACGGAGGTACTACACAACAGATTTACGAGTTCGTACAATACAGCTTAAGACAGTCTACAGACATTGATGCGGGCGCAGGAACACAGGTAGGTCAACTTGCGGACAGCCTTATGAGCTTTGCCGGTGACACGCTCAAGACGACGACTGGCGTAGCTATTGACGACTTCCAAGCTTCTGACCGTAATAACCTTATATTCACTGACACAGGTGGCACAGAGCGAACCTTCCCATTCTTAGCTACAGGTACAATCAGCTT